TTTCCCAGCTCCTCCCGCTGGGACAACGTGATATCGTTTTAATGCAGGAGCAGGGATAAAAATTAAAAAATAATTCAACCTGCTTCACGATTTATAGGCCCGACCGCTGGACCGCGGACCGCGTCCCGCTGGTTCTGGTAAAAGACTCCAGAACGGGAATCGGCGGGGCCCGCTTGCGGGATTCGGCGGGATTCCGCGATTTTTCGGGATTTTTCAGGATTCGGCGGTCACGCGGTCGTGGGGAACGGGGGCATGGTCCATGTTTACCGCAAATAATATATAGTATTTTTTTACGAAATACGTTAATATAAGATAAAACCCACAGGTACCCTATGGGTCCCCCGGAGCGTGAATGGAAACTCAAGAAGTAAATGCAAAAAGATTAAAGCTTGAATTACGATTAGAGCAGTTAAAAAAAATTGATTATTCAAAAAATAATTTTTTATATTTTGTAAAAACTATTTGGCCTGAATTTATTGCAGGGGCCCATCATAAAATAATTTCTGACAAATTAGAAAAAATCGCGAGCGGCGAGTTAAAACGCCTGATTGTCAATATGCCTCCGCGACACACGAAATCTGAGTTTGCAAGCTATCTCTTTCCAGCATGGATGATTGGCAGGAAACCTAACATGAAAATTATACAGGCCACGCACACAACAGAGCTGGCAGTTAGTTTTGGTCGTAAAGTAAAAAATCTTCTGGAACGGGACGATTATAAAGAAATTTTTCCAGACGCTCATCTGTCCGCGGACAGTAAAGCATCCGGTCGTTGGGATACAAAAGCGGGGGGTATGTATTACGCCGTGGGCGTTGGATCGAACCTCGCCGGTCGTGGTGGGGACCTCATTGTCATTGATGATCCGCATTCGGAACAGACTGCCATGTCCACTTCCGGTTTTGAAGATGCGTGGGATTGGTATACTGGGGGTCCCCGACAGCGACTACAGCCCGGAGGTTCAATTGTTCTTGTTCAGACAAGGTGGTCACAGAAAGATATGACGGGACAATTAATCAAAGCCATGGCTAAAGACCCGTTAGCCGATCAGTGGGAGGTAATAGAGCTTCCTGCGGTAATGCCGAGCGGGGCTGCCTGCTGGCCTGAATACTGGTCGTTGAAGGATTTGGAATCGGTCAAGGCTTCGATACCGCCGTCCAAATGGAATGCACAGTACCAGCAGAACCCGACAGGGGATGACAATGCGATTATTCCAAGAACGTGGTGGAAGCGGTGGAAAAAGAAGAATGTGCCGGAGTTGAAGTATGTGATACAGAGTTACGATACGGCGTTCACGAAACGCGAAACTTCGGATTATTCTGCGATTACAACTTGGGGAGTATTTTCTCCGGAAGAAGGGGGTCCCCCAGGTTTAATATTATTAGACAGTAAGAAGGGACGTTGGGATTTTCCTGAGTTAAAAAACAAAGCATTAGCTGAATTTGAGTACTGGGACCCCGACACCGTAATCGTGGAAGCCAAGGCAAGTGGGCTGCCTTTGACACACGAACTGCGGAACACGGGTATTCCTGTTGTAAACTTTACACCGTCAAAAGGTAATGATAAAGTATCGAGAGTTCATTCGGTATCGCCTCTGTTTGAAGCGGGGATGGTTTGGGCCCCCGAAGAGACGTTTGCGGATGAAATGATTGAAGAGGTTGCAGCTTTTCCAAATGGAGAGTATGATGACCTTGTTGATAGTATGACACAGGCTTTAATGCGTTACAGGCAGGGTAATTTTGTAAATCTGCCATCAGACGATTGGGGTGCTGAAGATAAAGAAGTAAGGGTAAGGGCTTATTATGGCTAAAGGATTTTCTCCCGGAGAAGCTAATGTATTGGAAGCTGATTTATCTAGTATAGGTAAAGGAATTGGCGGGTACTTTAAAGAAAAAGCGATAGGGCTGGGCAATACATTGAGTATGCCCGGAAGAATATTAAAAGGAGAATCTTTTACTGAACAGGAATTGATGGGCGAAGCTACTAATTTAGCCGCGCTTGTTGCTGGCGGAGGTTTACTTACGTCTGGTGCGAAAAAAGGAGCCGGAGAAGCTTTACTGGGGATGAATGTTCGCGGTAAGGACATAAACTTAGGTTCTAAAAGTATTGTTGAGGGCCCCGATAAGAAAAAAAGATTATTAATTTTATCCTGTGGCGGTAAGAAATGTAGTGATATAGAAGCCGTACAGGCTTTAGCACGATATACAGGGCCCATATATCAACAAATAAAAAAATCTATTCGTGAAAAATCCATGCCCGAAGATTTGGATATTGCGATACTGTCCGCGGAACACGGCCTTATAAGTCCGAAGCTACCAATAAAAAATTATGATACAATTATGACACCGGACAGGGCAAAGAAGTTATTGTCAGACCCCGATCAGGTTAATCGTATTAAAAACACAGTGTTGGGATATGAGGAAGTTATTGTGCAGGGTAGTCCGAAATATAGTAGTGTGATAGACAAGGCTATGGAGAGCGCGGGAAAGACGAAAACTAATTACCCTAGCCCGAATATTAAAAAAATAGAAGGTTCTTATCTAAATATGCGCGGTCAATTAGGTCGTTTTTTGAGAGGAGAGGATTAATGGATGACTTTATGAGTTTAATCCAGTGGATTGGCGGCGAACCGTTTGCCGTGGGGCTCCACCGAAAAAAATTTTTAGCAGGCGGTTTTGAAAATTTACCGGATATTGAAAGACAGGCTTTGCAATACGAAGCTGACTGGCACCGTAAGTATGGTTTAGGGGGAGGTACACAATATTTTATGAAATTTAAAAACGGTGGTGGGGTAGCGTCTCTTCCGGAATCCCCGGATGTATTGGGAATGATGGAAAAAGCCATACAAAACCAAGGTTTTGTCCCTGATTTTGTAAAAAGAGCCTTAAATCCGGAAACACCTACTATTGAAACAGACGGACAGCCCTCAACGGTGCGATTGGGTTCGGTAACAAATGATGGTATTCATTATGTTTATCCGACAATTTTTCCGTTAAACACACCAGCGGGCCCTGTTTTGACCCAAATGGAAGGTCAGAGAGCGGTAGACGAAGCTTTCAAAAGAGGTGAATATATAAAATTTAACTCTGGGCCAGAAGCAAATTTTGTAGCCGAAAATTTTTCAAACATAATACCGGAGAGATAAATGGAAGAAGAACAGTTATTAAAAGCAGATGGTTTTGACGAAGCGATCTTAGGAGTAGGCAGAAGGTGCGGTCAACCAAACCTTTTAGTCTACGATTATCACAAATGTTGCGAAATACTTGTGAAACGTGATAAGATGACGTATGAAGAAGCAGAAGAGTTTATGGAATTTAATGTTGTAGGCGCATGGGTCGGTGATACAACCCCTATTTTTGTTCACAATGACCAAGAAGCAATGTTTGAATTAGTTGAGGTAGAATTAGATGGCAAAACCGCCCATTAATCTTATTGAAAGAAACGTCCCTTCTCAAATAGACCCCGCTGATCTTGAAGCGGAAATCGAGCTTGAGGTTCCCGGAAGTTTTGAACCAAAGCAGGCCGGAGATATAGAAGGTTCCGAAATAGCAATAGAGATGGAAGACGATGGGGGAGCCATTATTGATTTTGACCCAACGCTTACCGCCGCAGAAAACAGGCCCGAAGATTTTTTTGAAAATCTTGCAGAAAATTTGTCAGATCAGCAACTTGGAAGGCTAGGCGGGGAATTAATTTCGGAATACGAAGGTAACAGGTCCAGTCGTAAAGATTGGGAAGATGCCTTTGCAAATGGCTTGGAACTTCTAGGTTTTTCCTATGATGAGCGTTCAGAGCCTTTTCGAGGTGCAACAGGCGTGACCCACCCTCTTTTGGCAGAAGCTGCCGTACAATTCCAGGCGCAGGCTTTTAATGAAATGCTTCCAGCAGGAGGTCCGGTTCGTACAACGATTGTAGGAACCGCTGATGCGGAAAAAGAGGATCAGTCGCAGCGCGTCAAGGAATTTATGAACTATTACATCACAAATGTGATGGAAGAGTATACCCCTGAATTTGACCAGATGTTGTTTTATTTGCCGTTGGCAGGTTCTACTTTTAAGAAAGTATACTACGATGGGGCCCTTGACAGGGCGGTTAGTAAGTTTGTTCCGGCAGAAAATTTAATTGTTCCTTATGAAGCAAATGATCTGGAAACCTGTCCTAATATTACACATGTTGTAAAAATAAATTTAAATGAGTTAAGAAAACAGCAGATTTCAGGATTTTATCTTGATATACCGGTTCTTCCCCAACAGGAAAAAAGCAGTAATCTGGCAGAAGAGATAGACCAATTAAGCGGAATAGAACCTTCTCAGATTGATTATGATTGTACTTTGCTTGAATGCCATGTTGACCTTGATTTAGAAGGTTTTGAAGACGCGGGTGAAGACGGAGAACCTACGGGAATAAAAATACCGTATATTGTAACAATTAGTCAGGATAATGGGCAGGTATTATCGATTCGCAGGAATTATGCCGAGGATGATCCTCAAAAGAAAAAGATACAATATTTTGTACATTATAAATTTTTACCGGGCTTTGGGTTTTATGGTCTAGGACTTATACATACGATTGGAGGGTTGTCGCGAACCGCGACTGCTGCTTTGAGGCAGTTGATTGATGCGGGTACTTTATCGAACCTTCCTGCGGGCTTCAAGGCCCGGGGTCTACGGATCAGGGACGATGAAGACCCTCTGCAACCGGGTGAATTTCGAGATGTTGATGCACCGGGCGGCGCGATACGGGACTCTCTGATGCCGTTGCCCTTTAAGGGGCC